GATTCCACCCCAAAAGAGAATTAAAACATGGGGTTGGCGCGATTTCAGCTCCTCAAATACTGGTAAGCGAAGGGGCGCGGAGGCTTGCAAATACGTGCGTCAAGGTTCGATTGCGGTGCGTTTCTCATGCGGTACTGAGCGGGCCGGTGCTCGTTGTTATCGACGCATGTTTCCGTCGCTTAGGTGGAATTTCCAGAAGAATTTTAATTGATAGACGGAAAATATTTTTATTGAGTGTTGTTGCTCGATAGATTTTTGATGACATGAAAAATCATCAACGAAATCAGTTGGTTGGTTGAATGTTTGCTAGACATTGATTTTCGTACTTGATTGTCTTCTGTTGCTTTTGTCTATCACATTGGGCGATCTGTTGTTCACTTATCAATGTTCACAAGATTGAGCGTGCGCATTGTTTTGCGTATTGTTCGATCACGCATCGCACGATGCGCTTTCGATAGACACCTAAACGTGAGAGAGAAAATGTCCAGCAAACAAAAAGTCACGATTCTTGCAATCAATGTTCGTAGTGGCGTTAGTGCGAAAACGGGTCGGCCTTATACGATTCGTGAGGCGCAATGCATTTTGGAGCAGGAGATCGAAGGGCAGCGGAGCGTGGTCGTCGGGGTGATCAATCTGCCCGATGCGCTGGCTGACCGTGATTCAGGGGAATATCTGGCTGATTTCGCGTTGGCTCAGGGTAGCGGGCCGGACTCGGGGAAGTTGGTGCCTCGTATCGTTTCGTTGGTGCCGTTCGGGATGCCGAAAGCGAAGCCGGCTTCGGGGGGCGCGACCGTCTGACGGAGGCACGCATATCGTTTGACGGTGTTGTGTCCAGTCATATCAGGACTGCTTATTTATTAAGAGATGGAGGTGGCTGGATATGGACCGTCTGTCGGCCTTTGCGGTGGACCCGGTGTCGACGCAGCTCATGTTGCTGAATCTGCTGCTGTTCGTGCATCTGGTCTGCAAGGGGGTGGAGTACGTGACGCGCGTTGTGTCGCGCCGCGATCCGCCGAAGAAGTCGATTCGTTCGAATGTGGCTCGGTCGGACGAATCCTAATCAGTGAGCCGTTTTTGAGGAGTTGGTAGATGAAGAACCTGAAGAAAAAACTTGCCATCGTTGCTGCTGGCGGTGCTGCTGCTCTGCTGTCGTCGGCGTCGTTCGCGCAAGCGTCGGGTGTGGACGTGACGCCGATCGTTGCCTCGATTAATGGCGTCGCACCGTCGATCGTGACGATTGGTGGTGCGGTGCTGGCGATCGTGGTGCTGGCGTGGGGCTACAAGACGGTGAAGGGCTTCCTCGGTCGTTGATCGGGGTTCCGGCGAGGAAGTTAAGGGCGTTCGGGCGACTGAGCGCCCTTTTTTGAGGGCTCTTAGGAGGCCGTATGGCGGTATCCGGTGTCGTGTGTGGGCCGGGTGGTCAAGCCGGTGTGACGTATGCGGAGTTGTATGGGGCGCAGATCGAATGTGGGGCTGATTCAAACGGAAATACGTTGTATTTGCAGGTGTCAACGTTGGCTGGCGATCAGCCAGTGTCCGGTGGCGAGATTGTAGGGTTGCAGATTGGTGCGGCGTGTCTCGGTGTCCTTGCGGTTGCTTGGGGCATTCGTGCATTGATGAGTTTTCTCAATTCATCGGGAGATGCGTGATGGTTTCGAGGCGGTATGTTGTGCGGTCGGCATTTGTTGCTGCTCTGATTGCTGCTGTTGGGGGCTTCGTTCTGGGCATGTGTTACCGAATTAATGAGTTGTTTTGGAGAGTGGCTGTTGGATTAGGTGGTGATGTTGCGATAGTGGGAGATTTTGTGCAGTTGCTCTGTTTGGTCGGGGTGGTGTCGTTTGCGGTTGGGGGATTTTTGTCGATGACGCCGGACTTGGTTTTGGAAGTGATCGATCGGCGGAGGGCGAAATGACGTGGTTTTACGAGTGCGTCGGAATTGTGGTCGCGACGCTGCTGTTGGCCGGTTACATCATCTTCGGTTGACACTATGTTCAAGCGATTCGTTATCGCATTCGCGCTCATTTCGATGCTATGTCATCAGCAAGCGGCGAATGCTCAGGCGTTGGCCGTATTGGAGCCGGTATTCAACGGCGTGATAAATCGAGCTGTTGGTGGGGCGATTCTTGCGAATCTAGAGCGGCGCGGCCTTGTTACTGCGGCTAACGATGCCGTGTTCCAGAGCACGATGAAATGGGTTGGTCAGGCTGCGAACGATGCGTCGTATGTTGGGGCAGCGGCGGGGACGGTCGCAAGTATTGCCGGTGCGCCGGTGTGGCTCGCTACTGCGGTAGGTGTTGGTGCGCTGGCGGCTGCTGGTGCTGTGGCTTGGGGGGTGTATGAGTTGACGCAGAGTGGTACGGCGTCGGCTCCTCAGTTGACGCTGACTCCGACGACGACTGCGACTGCTCCGGGCGGTGCTTCGTCGCCCAATGGGGCTTCTTCACCGGGCGGTGCTTCGTCTCCGAGTGGTGGTAGTGGACCGGTTCAGGAGGTGCCGGCGGGTGGCGGGCTTTATTCCGGGCCTAGCAAGGTGACACCGGGATACGGTGCGTTGCCGTCGAACTATCAGTTTTATGTGGCGACGTATTACGCCGGTAACGCCGTTGTTGGAGCCTGTAGTTCTCAACGCGATTGCGTGGTGCAGGCGGCGCTTTTTGACTCTCAGCATTGCGCGCCTCCGGTGACCGCGTTTTCTGGTGCTAGCGGTTGTCAGATCGTTGTTGATGCGGCGCCGTCGTCGGGGATTGTCGCGTCGGATGGTGTGACCTTAAACAGGTACGTCGGGCACTTGACTTACACCGATGCGAATTCGGTGGTTCAGAGCTTTGATGACGGGTATTGGGTTTATGAGAACCCTGGTTATGTGCCGTCGACCCAGCCTCAGCCGGTTACGGGAACGCTCACGCAATTGCCGATCACGAATGACATGCTGACGGCTCCTGCGCCGAATGAGCTTACGTCTCAGCTCGCGGAGAAGCTTTGGGAGAAGGCGTCGGCGATGCCTGGTTATAACGGATATCCCTATTCGTCGGTCAATCCAGTTTCAAGCGCGGATCTCGCGTCGTCGGGCCAATCTCCGACTTGGAGTGATCTGGTCGAGGGCACGCCCAAAGCATCCGTGTCTGATTCAACGGTGTCGATTGCTCCGGATTTCTATCCGTCAACCGGCACGGGTACAGGTACGTCACCGTCGAACAGCTCGGGTTGCGTGGCTGGCTCTCAATTGGCTGGCTGTGTGCCGCTTGGTGATGTTCCTGCATCTGCTCCGATACCAGCGAGTGAAACGTCGATTCCGTTTACGCCGTGGTCTATCGGTTCGGTCGACGGTACGTGTCCTGCGCCTCAAACCGTTCGCATTTTTGACGCTGACTATTCATTTTCTTTCGACCCGTTCTGCACAGTGGTGCAGAAGCTGAGGCCGCTCGTGTTGGCTCTTTGTGCGTTGGCTGCTGCGTTCATTGTCGCGATGGGGGTGTCGTTATGAGGATGCTGTTCGTATTTGCGATCGTAGTAAGTGTGTGGTTCGGTTGGATGCTTGGATCGGCGGGGCATTCGTCGCGTGATGCGGTCGACGTGGTGCACGGCGTTACGGGGTATGAGCGATGACATGGGCGACGTTTCTTCTGAGCTTAGTTCAGCCGATCATCGTCCAGGCGCTGATTGCGCTCGGTGTCGGTGTGGTGACGGTCGCGGGAATCGATGCCGCGCTGAATCAGACTATGGACTGGATGACTTCATCGGTTGGCGGGCTTCCGTCCGACTTGGCGAACATTTTGGCGATGGGCGGTGTGTTTCAGGGGATCGGCTATATCGGTGGTGCGTTTAGCGCGCGCGTGGCTATGGCCGGGGTGTCGAGCATGAAGAAGTTTTTCGTGAAATGAGCATTGACCTTGTGACGGGCACGCCCGGTAGCGGCAAGACACTGCATACCGTAGACCGTTTGCGGCGAGAAGCGAAGGCAGGGCGGCGGATTTTGGTCGATGGGATTCGTGATTTAGCAGTCGATCACGTATTGGTTGACGAGCAGTGGATCAGAAAGTGGTGGGAGCATTGTCAGCCAAATGATTTGATCGTGATCGATGAAGTGCAGCGCATTTGGCCTCCGGTTTCGGTGAGCGTGAAGCCGACTGAGGATATTGAGAAGCTGCACGTGCATCGCCATTTCGGCGTGGATTTCATTTTGATCACGCAGCATCCGCAGCGTTTGAATAAGACGATCCGTGATCTCGTCGGACACCATGTTCACGTGCGGCGTTTGTTCGGCGGCCGAAGAGCGATGTTGTATGAGTGGGATCACGCGCATAACCCGCAGAGTTTGGCGGGTGCGGTTAAGAGGCCGTGGTTTTATCCGAAGGATGTATTTCAGCTCTATACGAGCGCTGAGCTGCATACGAAACCGAAGGCGGTGATACCGAAGGCGCTGATCGTGTTGCCGATTGCGGCGGTTTTCGCGGTCGTTTTAGGGTGGAAAAGCTTCAAGAGTGTGAGTAGCGGTTTCGGTATTAGTCCGGCTGCATCGGTCGCAAGTGGTGCGAGCAGTGCCTCGGTCGGTAGTGGTCCCGCTAGGGCTGGTGGGAATGGCGGGTCGAGTAAGTGGCGTGTTGCGGGTCAGTATTCAGTAGATGGGCGCGGCTACGTTTTGCTGACTGATAGCGATGGTCGTTTTCGCCGTGAGTCGGCGGATGGCTTTCGTGGCGAAACATTGGACGTTAGTGGCACGGTGGATGGGGAGCGTGTAGCTGTTTGGACGGGCAGCGTAGGTGGTGCGACAGGGGCGCGGAAATGAGAAACATCGTTGCTGATCGGTCTTGTCGAGTGAAAGGTGGCCGCGCGTCGAGTTTCGCTGGTGGACTGTTGTTCGCGTCGTCCGTGTTTGCCGCTGGTGTTCCACCGTTGCCGACGTTACCGGGTTTCGGGGTGTCCGCGCCATTGTCTGCGGGGCCGGTGTCAGTTGCGTCGCCTGATTCGTTGCCGAGCGTGCCGCTAAAGCCGCTGCCTCGGGTGAAGGGCGGGGCGTTCGATCTGCGGTATGTGAGCGTTGGTCAGTTGGTCGATCTGTTGTACGGCGATGCAATGCACGTGCCGCACGTGATCGATTCGGAGGTGTTGCAAGACGGTCGGCTGGTGTCGTTTCAGTACGACGGCAAGTCGGGCGATCTTCGGTCGTTCGTGAAGGTGTTTCTCGATTCGCAAGGCTTCAAGGTTGAGACGCGAGACGGTGTGGATTTTGTATCGCGGAAGGCTGCATCGGAGGTCAAGGCGCCGGATCGAGAGACGTTCGTATATCGCCCGCGCTTTCGGACGGCGGACTATCTGGCGAGGGTGTTACAGCCGCTGTTTTCGGGGCGTATGACGGCTGCTGCGGGTGGTGCTTCGGCGTTGCCCCTAGGAGACGTTGCGCAAGTGCCGGTAGCTGCGTCTGGCGTTGCTGCGGCTCCCCCGCGTACGGTTGCGTTGCCGTCGGCGCGTCCGTCGATCTCGGCGGGTGACGAGCTGGTATTCAGCGGAGAAGCGTCGGAGATTCGCGATCTGAAAAAGGTGATTGCCGAGTTGGATCGTGAGGCCGGCGAGGTTGTTGTGCGCGGCTGGGTGTATGAGGTGTCGGACGTCAATTCACGTAATTCGGCGTTCAGCATCGCGGCGAACGTGTTGGGCGGCAAGCTCGGTTTTTCGAACGGATCGACCGATGCTGATCCTACGGCGTTGCGGTTCTCGAGCACGGTGCTTGATGCGGCGATTTCGGCGCTCGATGCAGACAGTCGGTTCAAACAGGTGAGCGATCCGCATGTGCGGGTGGTGTCCGGCGAGCGGGTGAGGCTCAACGTTGGCGCACAGGTGCCGACGCTGGGGAGCATCAGCTATCAAGGGCAAAGCGGGACGCCGGTGCAGTCGGTCGAGTATCAGGACGCCGGTTTGATATTCGATGTTCAGCCGGTAGTGCTCGGTGATGCGATACAGGTCCGCTTATCTGAGCAGCTATCGAGTTTCGTTGCGACGACAACCGGCGTGAATAACTCGCCGACGAAAAACACGCGGGAAATGTCGACGGTTGTGAATATGAAGGATGGTGAGGTCATCGTGCTCGGTGGGCTTGTGCAGGATCAGGACACGTCGTCGCGCAATTCGATTGGTTGGTTGCCGAGCTTTCTCGATGGAAGGTCGGGTTCGAAAGGGCGTACAGAAGTGCTGTTGGTGTTGCAGGTGAGCAAGGTGTCGGACCTGTAACGAAGCGGTAGCGGTCGCGCTGCGGTCAAGGCTCGCGTAGCGACCCGGAGGGCTTGGCCTTGACGGCAGCTATACCGCTGCACGCTCTGGCGATGGGTTGTGTCGGCCATAGGACGGCACAACCCATGCCGAACAGCGCGCCGGTTGGGTGCGAGCGATTGGAGTGGGGAGTTTGGGGGTAATCGCTGCGGGCGGCTCGCCAGGCGCAGCGGGAGCGCGCAAGGCGGGCCGCGCGCAGCGCGGCCCCTAAACTTGTATCAGGGACACTTAACGTATGAGGGCGGCAATGGTGCGCGATATCGCTGCGGATATGAGCAGAAAGATGGGCGGCTTGTTTGAGGTTTCGTTTGAGGGTAACTGCGTTTTGTTGGGTGTAGTTCGCGGTCTGACCTTGTGGACCTCGGAGGGGCGACTACCGGTCATGGTCGTGAGGCGTGGTGCCGATATGTGTTTGGTTGCTGGTCCGTTTGTGCTGCTTGACGTAGATGAGAGTGAAGGCCCGGATAAGCATTGGGTGTATTTGAGATTGGAGGGATTGGACGGCCGGTGCGTTCGCCGTTTTCGTACGGCGGAGTTGCTAAAGCGCTGGCTAGACGATGTACGCGGGCGGTTGCATGTGGCGTTTCACGGTGAGTTGGTGGTCTGATGTTGAGGAAACCGATATGTCAGTGAACGAATCTCCGGCCCTTGGCGCGATCTATTTCGATCGCGGAGTGCAGTTGGTGGCTGTTTTCCCTAAGTTGCTTGTGGAGGCGCCGCAAGGTCGCGCTCCGGTAATGGTGGTGAAGCGGAAGCGTGATTTTTACGTGGTTGCAGGGGCGTTGATTCTGGTGACGCTCGATGGTGGCGTCCGTCGTACGCCCTGTTGGTTTCAGTTTGAGCGAATCGGCTTCGATGGCGAAGGGGTTCGGCGGTTTGGTTCGCTGGATCAAGTGCAGGCGTGGATCGCTCGTACGTTGGTCGGACGCGCTGAGCGGGAGCTGTTTGAGTCGATTTTTATGTAGGCCAGTAAAAGAAAAAGCCCTGACCGCGGCAACGGTGCAGGGCTCGGACAACAGCATTACAAGGACTAGTTGCAATGCACGACGAGAGTATAGGTGATTTCTCGGCGTTTAGCCGGGAGTGGGTGGTTCGTGGCCGGAACTTCGGGGATGGGCTGGTCGAGGTGACTGTTGATCGGTTCGATCGGTACTTGGGCGCGTTGTCGTTGAACGCTAGACCGAAGGCGAAGCGCGGCGAGTCGGATAACAGCGAAGCGAATCTTAAGGACGCGGAGCGAAGGGCTAAACAGCAGGTGCGGCTTCGCTGTAAGGCGATTGGTGCTGATCGCATGATCACGCTGACGTATCGCGAGAATATGCAGGACAAGGCGCGTGCAAAGCGAGATTTCGATCGTTTTCGTCGACGGGTGTCCCGAGTGGCCGACTTTCACTACGTTGCCGTGCTTGAGCGTCAGGAGCGTGGTGCGTGGCATGTGCACATCGCGGTGAAGGGGCGGCAAAATTATCGGGTGTTGCGACGAATTTGGTTAAGCGTCGTTGGAGTCGGGAACGGCAATATTCATGTGCGCAACCCGTTTCGAGAAAAGGGGTTGAGGCACAAGCTGGCGTCGTACCTCGCGAAGTATATTTCGAAGGATTTTTCTGAGCACAAGCTTAATGAGAAGCGGTATTGGACAAGTCGAGGCGTGGTTGTGCCTGAGGTTGTGCCGATCGATCACATCGTGTCGGATAGTCCTGTTGGTGCGTTGCGAATTGCGTTTGAGGCGGCGATGCGTGTTGGTGCGACGCTGGATCGGTGTCAGACGTATTGGAATGAGGCGTTAGGGTGTTTTTGGCTTTCGACTCGGGAGGCGTGATGGATGTCGAGACGTTTCTCTCGGTCGAGGAGGTGGAGGTTTTGACGGGGCGTAAGTTGAAGTCGAAGCAAATCGATGCGCTTCGTCGCATGGGGATAGCGTTCTATGTGAACGCTGCTGGTCGGCCGATTGTGGCTCGGTCGACGATCGAGGGTAAGCGCGAGAATGCTCCTCGAGCCGTGCGACGCGGTTGGGAGCCGCGTGTGATTATTGGATGAAATGGGCCGACGTAGAACGAAGAATCTCAATCTCCCGCCCCGTATGCGAGCACGGACGCAGAGGAGCGGTGTCGTTTACTACTATTACGACACGGGCGGCGTTCCGCGTAAGGAAATTCCGTTAGGTTCGGATTTTGTCGAGGCCGTGCGGAAGTGGTCGGAGTTGGAGCTGGATAACCGGTCGCGTCATACCGAGCTGGTGACGTTTCGGTATGCGGCCGAGCGGTACATGAGGGACGTGTTGCCGCTGAAATCTCGGCGGACGCAGCGCGACAATCTGGTCGAGTTGGAGAATCTGTTTAAGTTCTTCGATGATCCTCCGGCGTTGTTGAGCGACGTTCGGCCGGTGCATGTTCGTCAGTACTTGTCCTGGCGGATGGAACAGGCGAAGGTATGGTACGTCGAGCGAAAGAAGCTGGTGCCTGAGAAGGCCGGACATGTTCGCGCGAATCGCGAGATTGCACTGTTTTCCCACATCTTTAACTTCGCGCGCGAGCACGGCCTAACCGATGCGACGAATCCTAGTACCGGAGTTCGCCGAAACAAGGAGACCGGACGCAACGTGTACGTCGAGGATGATGTGTTTCAGAAAGTTTGGGAGGCTGCTGATCAGCCGTTGCGCGATGCGATGGATCTTGCGTATCTGACGGGGCAGCGGCCGGCCGATACGCTCAAGTTTGATGAACGCGACATTAAAGACGGCGAGCTGTGGGTTGAGCAGGGCAAGCGCGGTAAACGTCTCCGGATTTCGGTTACGGGGCGGTTGGCGGATGTGTTGGAGCGAATTCGCGGTCGGAAGAAGGGGTACAAGGTCGTCAGCACTGCGCTAGTGGTGAATGAGGCCGGCGAGCGGTTGATGGCGGACGCGCTCCGGTTTCGGTTTGATCGTGCGCGCGAGCTGGCGGGTGTGCCAAAGGACGCGTTCCAGTTCCGGGATCTTCGCGCGAAAGCGGGGACAGATAAAACCGAGTTGGCCGGCGATATTCGAGCGGCGCAGCGTCAGTTGGGGCACAAGTCGCTTGCGATGACCGAGCACTACGTGCGCGAGCGCAAGGGTGATAAGGTCGATCCGACGAAGTGAGGGTGATATGGCGGGAAAGCTGAATTCGATCGAGCGCCAGCGTGAGCTGCGGGAGCGGTTTCGTCAGGCGGACGCAATTTCGCGGTTGGAGGGGTATGAGCCGGGCCATTTCGAGGAGACTCAGAAAGAGCGGTTGATCGCTGGGGAGATCACCACTGAGGAGTTCGTCACTGTTATGGCTGCCCACGTTCGTGGCGATGTGACAGATCGGTGAGTCGTGCAATCAGTGTGCGAACATGTTTCGCTCGCAGCGAAATATTTCTTGAAATGGCGAACTCGATTGGCTATATTGGTCGTGAGGCTAACAGAGACAACTGTCGTGTCTGTGGGGTGTGTAAGCACCCTGTGGGGCCGCAAGGTCCTGTCTTTCGCTAGGCCGTGTGCCGTGCGCCGTGGAGCCGAGTATCTGGACGGACCATGACGATGCTGCCGATGCGAGCATGCCCGGGACGACACCGGGCATGCATTGGGAATAGAGGGGAAAACCTGCCGTTTGCTCTGCTTGGTTACGGACGACAGCCACGATCTGCGCATTTCGCTCAGACCGGTGGTGTAGCCAAGGAGAACAACCATGCATCATGTTCGAAAGCCTCCCAAACGGCGGGGGCCGAGGAGCCGGGTCAAGTCGTGGTTGACGCGTCCGGAGACGATCAAGGTGGCTGTTGCCATCTTGCAATTGATCGATCTGGTCGTGAAGATTTTCGACAAGCCCTGAGGCAATTCGGCACCCCTTTATTTCAAACCGGGAATGAACCATGTTGTACCGAGCATTGAAACTACTGAGGACGTACCATCAGCTCACGCAGGTCGAGCTGGCGAAGCGTCTTGGCATTTCGAACTCGTATCTAAGTGAGATCGAGAAGGGTGATAAAGCACCTGGCTTGGACTTGCTTGGCAAGTATTCGGAAGTGTTCAAGATGCCGACGTCGTCCATTTTGCTCTTCTCTGAAACCATGGAAGGAGAACGGACGCGTGGCGGTAAGCTGCGTATTGCCGCGGCGGACAAGATTCTGCGTCTCCTTGAATGGTTAGAAGAGCGCGATGAAATCGAAAAACACGCCTGAGCGCTATGCGCTCCATCAATCCCCGCTGTATCGCTTGAGGGGGAAAGGGCAGTTCGAGAAGGTAGTGGGTGTCGCGTGGAGCGCAGTTAGCAAGCTACTCGCTTCCGATTGCTACCGAGTCTGGGAAAACGATAAGGGACGGGAGATCCAGCAGCCAATCGGTTGGCTGGGTCAAGTCCACGGCCGCATAGGTAAGCTGCTTTCCCGGATTGAACTGCCCGACTATCTGTATTCGCAAAAGGGGCGTTCATACGCTGACAACGCTCGACAGCATGTCGGGTCAACGCCTCTCATCAAGACTGATATCCACAAGTTCTATCCGAGCACCACGCGGCAGATGGTCTATCGAATGTTTCTCGTGGATTTTATGTGCGCGGAGGACATTGCCCATCGTCTAGCCGATATTTGCTGTTATCGGCAGGAGCATCTTCCGACGGGAAGTGCGTTGAGCGGCCGGGTCGCTTTCTTTGCGGCAAGGCATATGTTCGACGATATCGCCGAACTGGCAGAGGGCGAGCAATGTCGAATGACTGCTTACGTAGACGATGTAACGATTTCGGGACCGGCCGCCACGAAGAAGCTGTTGGGCGAGGTTCGGAAGGTGGTTAGTAGGTACGGCTATAAGACCAAGCAGAAGAAATCGAAAACCTATGCCGCGACGTCGGTCAAGGTTGTCACGGGCGCGGTTGTGGTTGAACGCGAGCTGCGACTTCCAAACGAACGGCATCGCAAGATATGGCGGACGAAGCAGGAGCTGTTGCGTTGTGGCGGTGAGGAAAAGGCGAAACTGATGCGGGCCTTAAGGGGCCGGCTGCAGGAAGCAAGTCAGATTCTGGACAACCCTGGCGCGGAGCCGCGTGGCTAAGATTCGCGATGCAGGTGTGGTTGCCTGCATGCTGTTTGCGGAGCATGGGCTGGTTTGCGGAGCAAAGAAAAAGGGCCCAGCTTGCGCTGAGCCCTTTCTGCATTTGGTGGCGAATCAGGGACTCGAACCCCGGACCTGCGGATTATGATTCC